AAAAAGCGCTACGTCTTCTACGCCTGCCAGGCTACACGTCCTACGGTAGAACACAATACCCTCGAGAGCTCTAAGGACCCTCAGACGGTAACGGCGGACCTTACTATTTTACCTCTTACAATGAAGGTAGACGCCAGCCCGGTAAAGGTAGTAAAGGCTAACGTAGAGAATACCATTGAAGGGGCCGCCGCTTACGGCGTCTGGTATACCAACGTATACACGCCTGGACAACTTCTAAGCGTGTAAAGTAAAAAATACTATATCTTAAGGAGATAACAATGAGAACAATTAACTATGGCTCCGGAGACGTTCGTATCCACTGCCAAGAGATTACACAGCACATTTACGCTAAAGCGTTCGATTATAGGGATATGACTCAAGACGTTCTAGGCGGTATCAGTTTCGACGGTACTACCGAAATAGACCTGAACTCTCTAAACTTTGCGGCTATCCACCGCGCGCTGTGGGCAATGATTAAGACCGCGAACCCGGGAACTACCCAAGGGTTCGAAGCCTGGTGTAATACTCAAGGAGTTGTAGACCTTACACTCGAGGACGAAAACGGTAACGTTCCCGTTTCGGAGGTAATAGAGGAGCTAGTCTCCTGCATGTTTCCCTCCGCGTCCGTTAGAGTATAAGCGTCCGGCTAATTGTTCCGAACTCCCTAAAGATGCTGTACGCTCCCGGTACCCTTTACAAGCAAGGGTATTGGGAGCTCTTAGCATGGGTCTATCCTATAAAGACTTATACGACTTACCTACCTGGGAGCTTACCGTCTTACTCGCAATGGAGCTGGACGACGCCGCGCAAGCGGAGGAACAAAGTAATAAGCCAAAGGGACGCACCGCGTCTCAGGCTGATATTAACGCGCTAGGATAGAGGGGAAGGAGATTAGATGGCCGAAACTTACAAAGGATTAACGATACAATTTGGAGCGGATACCGGAGCTCTAAAAACGGCGCTAAGTAATACTAAAGGACAGTTAACCGCTCTAAACAAAGAGGGGACAAAGCTAAACAAGGCGCTAAAGTTTAACCCGGATAACACTATCCTACTAACGCAAAAGATGGACAACTTACGAGATAAGCTAGTAGTAACCGGAGAAAAACTTAAGGACCTACAAGCGGCGCAAGACGACCTGGACGCGCAAGGAGTGGACAAGAATACTGAAGAATATAGGGCGCTCGAGAGAGAGATAGAGCAAACAAAGAGCACTCTATCAACCTACGATAAGCAACTAAAGGACACGGCTAAGAGCTACGCAGACGCTACTAATAATACGGTTTCTTTTGGTGCTAAGCTAAAGTCGTTAGGAGCGACAGCAACCGCCGCCGGTAGTAAGCTAAAGGACGCGGGGTCCGCTACAAGCGGCTTAAGCAAGGGAGCGGCAGCCGTAGGAGCCGCAGCGGTAGCGGCGTCGGTACAAGTAGAAGCCGGATACGATAATATTATCAAAGCGACCGGCGCAACCGGAGACGCGGCCAACGACCTAGAGGCCGTCTATAAGAACGTAGCGGGAACGGCTCCGGGTAGTTTCGAGGAGGTCGGTAGCGCAATTGGAGAGGTTAATACTAAGTTTGGATTAAGCGGGGACAAACTTACGGCGCTCTCTAGTAAGTATCTACAGTTCGCGGATATTAACGGGACCGACGTAACTACCGCGGTAGATTACACCTCTAACGCTCTAAAGCAATTCGGGGAGTCTCAAGACAACGCCGGGAACCTCATGGGCTTTATGACTCTAAAGGCGCAAGAGACGGGGATAAGCGTCGACGACTTAGGAGCGAGCTTAGTAACAAACGGGGCCGCGTTCAAGGAGTTAGGACTTTCGACGTCCGAGTCGGTTAACCTAATGTCCAACTTTGAGGCGGCCGGCCTAGATAGCGCCGGAATGTTGCAAGGCCTTAAGGCGGCGGCCTCTAAGTACTCCGCGCAGGGCCTCTCTATGAGCGACGGGCTTAGCGGTCTTATAACGGACCTACAAGACTCTAGCACGGCGGCGGACGCAACTACTACCGCTTACGCAATGTTTGGAGAGGACGCCGGTCTCTCTTTCGTTAACGCGGCGAAGTCCGGTTCTATCTCACTAGAGGGACTAGAAGACTCTATGGACTCCTACGGTAACGTCGTAGGGGATACGTATCTCCAAACGAAATCGGGCACGGACAAAATGAAGTTATCTTTTACGCAACTAACCGAAGCAACAGCGCCGCTAGGAGACTCACTAGGGGACACGCTAGCGCCTATCCTGGACAAGATAGCTGGCGCGGTTACTATCGTAGCGGAAAAGTTCGACGGACTTAGCGACGGCCAAAAGAAAGCCATTGTAACTGTGCTCCTTGTCGTAGCGGCTCTAGCTCCTTTATTGACGGGCCTAGGTATCTTTATAACGATGATCGGTAACGTTATAACGGCTGCATCAGTTATTGCTCCGGTACTATCGGCAATCGGGGCGGCAATAGGAGGAACGCTCTTAGGCCCTATCCTAATAGTTATAGCGGTAGTAGTAGCGGTAATCGCTCTTATCCATCATCTTTGGACTACTAACGAGGGATTTCGCAACGCTATAATCGCCATAGTAGACGCTATAAAAGAAAAGTTCTTTGCTTTCTTAGACTTTATAACCGGTACACTTATACCGGGTTTCTTTAACTTTATCGCAAGCGCCGGGGACAAGTTTAATAGTTTTAAGGAACGCTTAAGCGCTATTATAACCGGTATAAAGGACTTTTTCTCTAACGGTTTCGCGGCTATTAAGGATAAAGTCTCTAGTATTATAACCGGAATGAAGACTGCCGTAGATAGCAAGGTTTCCGCTATAAAGGATAGTATGGTAAGTAAGTTTACTTCCGCTAAGACTACGGTACTAGGTGTATTCTCTAGTATTAAGGACGGAATAACTAGCAAGGTCCAGGCTGCTAAGGATAAGGTAGCGAGTATCGTAGAGGGTATAAAAAGTCTCTTTAGTTTTAAGATATCATTCCCGTCTATTCCTATCCCTCATATATCCTTTACGGGTTCGTGGGACCTTACGCCTCCTACCTTAAGCGCTCCTATGCCGCACATCTCATGGAACGCGGAGGGCGGTATCTTTACTAAGCCGACTCTCTTAGGAGGGATGCAAGGAGTAGGAGAAGCGGGGGCCGAGGCCGTTCTACCTATCTCTAGATTAGACGCTATAATGGCCAACGCTCTACTGATAGCTAGGAATAAAGACCCTCAGGTAGTGTCGGGAAACACTACGAACCTTTACCTGGACAACCTAAAAGTAAACGACGACGCCGGAGTAAGAGCGGCTACTCTAAATCTTATTAACGAGCTAAAGGGAAAGGGGACAAGATAAATGGCTATAACATCAGGCGTGTACGAGATAGCTCCTTACTCTACTCCTACTAACAGGGTAGACGTAGCTAGCGCCTCTAAGGAACTATACGCAAATATTAGATACTGGACACCTAACGACACGAACGCGCAAAAATTCAAAGTAACAACTGACAGCGTTTATAGTAGCGTTAATATTGTAGAAAACGTTAATAGCGGCTACGTGCTAGACGTCCTACACGGGACGATGGCTAATAGTACCAACGTTATACAATATAAGAACTGGGGTGACTCAGACAGCGTTAACAAGCCCTCTCAGAGGTGGTATATAGATACGACAACGGATACCGTCTCTAGTCGTAACGGAACCAACGACGAGGTTATAACGTGTAAGAAACTTAGGAATTATAAGAGTAGTTCTTTTGTCTTAGACAGCCTACACGGCTACACTACTCACGGTAGCAATATCCTGATATATACGGACTGGGTAGACGACGCTACCAATACACCGGCGCAACGTTTCGCGTTCCTAAAGAGTTCCGTACTAGACGAGACTATTCCTACTCCCTACGGTATCGGGTTCTCTACCGACACCGTAGAGACTGGAGAGTCTCTTATAGTCGCAACGGGGCATCCTATTACTTACTATTACGCCTGGGAAGGTTCTTCTAGTAAGTATCAATATCGTTTAAGGTATAAGAGACGATACAACGGCACGAACAACTGGACAAGTTACTCCGCATGGGAAGGCGGATACTCTAAGAGCGGGAACGATAACGGCTGGGGGGATGCGTGGAGCACCGCAACGACTACCGAGGACGCCGGTAACAATATCTGGCACGGACCCTCTATAGTCTTAGTATTGCAGTTAGACTACGACGCTACTATATACCAGCTCGAGGTACGAGGAGCGGACGCGGCCGGTAGTTCTACTTACGGCCTTACTCATGGTAATAGTGTTACTCAGGATATTCTAGTAACGAGGGAGCCGGACGCCGGTATAAGTTCGGTAACGTTTAACGGTTCATCTATTGTAATATCGGGGGCCACGACTTACCCGCGTACCGACAGCCGTATCTCTAATCTGAGCGTAACTATAGGGGACGAGGTCCTCTTAAGCGATATAAGCCTCGCAACGGCAAAAAGTACCTGGACAGTTACCGTACCCTTTTCGGAATTAAACTTTATTCCTACTAGCGGCGCGACGTGTGTAGTGTCCTACGACTTTATAACCGTGGACGCGTCTTACTCTAAGTCTATAAGCGCTTTTATCTCTTACGCCTCGCTACACGTCTCCGGTTCTACTCCTTTATTTACGGAACGAGACGGATACGGCCTTATAGCGGACGTCGGACCTTATCACGAGCTTTCTTATATGAGTATCTCTTACACTCAAGCGGGTAAAACAAAACACGAGATGCTGGACACAGTAGACGGGGTAGCGGAGTTCTACCCTCCTTTTAATTCTACTTACACGCTTAGCGTCGTATCCTTAGAGTCCTCCGGTGACTGGTCCACAGTTTCGGTAACGAAAGACGGCCCGGTTTGTTCCTATCTTGTTTGGAATTGGGAAGACGGTACGGCCGTCCTAGCGGTAGCTGAGGGGGATAATCCTAACGTTTCGGATACTATCTCTCGAGACTTTACTACGGCCCTTACAACGGGCGCTGAGTACGCTACGGTAGACTTTGGGGTAGGTAGCGACCGGACACTAACGGCCGCAGGCTCTATTGTTCCGGCTCTAAATATTAACTATTCAGACCTGGATAGTGTAGAAGGCTTAGCGGACGCGGGGAGCGCTACTTTTAGGCTACCGTCCGGTAGACTCTTTAAGGTAGCTATAACCGGAGTATCTACGACGCTTAAGGGCCAAAGGGATACCGCGGTATCCGTGTCCATGATTGTTACTGGGTAGGAGGCCTAAGATGTATACAAGTAGCTTAGATTATAATTGGTACGAGTCCGGACGGGTAGACGAGTTCGTCTACGAGATGCTGGACCCTCACGATGTAACAAAGACTCGAGGTATTCTAACCGGAGTAGATAGCGGGGGAGCCTCCCTTACTTTGTCCAGTAGCTTAGATACGCTAGTAAGTGGCAGCCTAAAATTATACGGCTCTAACTATATAAAGAACTCTCTTATTAGAGTTTGGCACGTAGTAGAGGCCTGGGGACTTAGGTATCCTATAGCTACGTTCTACGTCGGGGATATCGACTACTCTTACGAGAATGGAGTAGAGGCAGCTAGTCTGTCTTTACTCTCTACCTTAGTTCTCCTATCAGACAAAGCCTTTACAAGACACTATACAATAAAGGCGGGGACCACAACGGATGAGGTCCTTATATCCTTGTTCGAGGAGTCCGGTATAAAATACTCTTTGTCCAGCGCCGCGTACTCCGGAGGCTACACTAACGCCGTTATATACGACTACGGCACTACGGCGCTAGAGATACTTAAAGACGCCGTAACTAAAGCAGGATGCGAGTATAGACTAGACGGGGAGGGAACTCTAAGGGTAACTAAGATAGAGGAACCGTCTACCGCCGGTATCGTTTACACGTTCGACCCTACTCAAAAAGATACGGTTATAATAGGGGCTGTATCGGTAAAGGACGTAACCGGTACGGCGGTATCTACGGTAGGACTAGAGTACTCAAGCGGGGACGTAACTATCTCCGGAGAGGCGCACCTGGACAACTCCTCTCTTTCTTCTAAGCAACAACGAGGGAGAGAGGTAACGTCTATAGTTTCTATATCGGACATGTCTCCGGTTCTAACGTCCGAAGCCTTGCGCCTTGCGGAGGTTGAATTAAGTAATACTATTGTAGCGACTGAATACGCCTTTACTATGCTATACTTACCACTAGAGCCCGGTGACGCGGTTAGTCTTATCCTAAACGGAGTTACCCATAAGTGTCAGGTAGCGTCTTTAGACAATATCTCTCTTACTCCGGGCCTACAATTATCTATAATACTAAAGGAGGTCTAATGATTGACGAGGTAGAACTAGCGCGTTCATTGTTTGGTAAGGAAGTTAACAAAGACGCTACTACAACCTTTACTGGTACAGCTCTAACGAGCTCGAGTAGTGGTATTGTTTCCGTCCAAATAGACGGGGGCGCGGTCGTAGAGTTACCTACGACGGTAGTAGTTTCCGAAGACGATACGGTAATAGTTACCAAAACGAACAACTTAGGAACAGTTACCGGAGTCGTAGGAGGAGGGGACGCACAAAGCGAAGCAATATATACCGCTATCGCTGCCGGCGGAGGAAGCGCGGACGAACATTTTTATAGTGACACCAACGGCGCGCATATTACTAACGACGTCGTAACTCCTAGCAACTCTCAAGCGACGATAAACTCGAGCGGTCTCACGTTAGAGAACGCCGGTAAGGTAGTAGCTAAGTTCTCTCCTACTAAGATAGAATTAGGAACCGGGTACCCTAGCGCTTCTATATCTATCGCTGACGACGCGGGCTACTTAGCCGCAACCGGAGATGATAAGAAAGGTTTCGCAATAGGAGGAACCGCCGGGAACCCTCTACAGATTGTATCCCCTAACGACGCGGACGACCTTTCTAGGGGTTATAGTCAGATATCTATGCTAGCGAACGGTTCCGTAGGGATAACGACGCATAAGACGAGTTCTACCGGTACTTACTACGGGGGAGCGGGTGTTAATATGACTTACGATAGTTCCTCAGGGGTAACGGGTACGACTCTCTCACTTGCGGCTGATACTGTATCTTTCGTACAAGATAGCACGGGTAGCGTCTCAGACTGCGCGGTAATCGGCCGCGGTATTGTACGCCAAATTTTTGTAGTATCGGGTACGGTAGACTTTGCCACTACGGGCAGCTCCGGTTCTACAAAAACTTACTTCCCTACTACTTGTCTTACTAAGCCTGTTTGTATTCCTTATTCCTCCGGTTATTGGGATACTCAGGCGCCGTCTTACGTGGGAAAAACTTACCTAGAAGGGACCGGGTACAACTTTTCCGGAGCGTCTCACTCCGGGGTCTTGCAGTACCTATGTATAGAATACTACGGTATAAACGCCGCGTATACTACCTAGTCCTTTTGTGATATAATAGGGGTATAAATGCAACTAAAAGGAGGTGAGAAAATCGACGTTTATATCTCATGGGTAGAGATATTATACCCGGTAATAAGCGCTATATTATTGTCCGCTTTTAGCTACGTAGTTCACAAACTTACAAGCGTCGCTAATAAGATAGACGACGATAGGAGAAAGGATAAGGTCCTCGAGAATTTTAGGGATAGAGCCCTCCAACAACTACTGAAGGTACATATCATGGATGTTTCGGATAAGTATATCGAAAGAGGTTGTATCTCTAGAGTGGAATTAGAACAATTGGGCTACTTGTTCGAACCTTACGAGGGATTAGGCGGTAACGATATAGCACACGCAAACATGGAGCTGTGTAGGCAGCTACCGAGAACAAAAAAGGAGACTGATGAGTATTAACTGGAAATTAAGGTTAAAAAATAAAGCAACTCTAACGACGTTCGTAGGTGTCCTAATCGCTGCCGTATACCAGGGCTTAGGTTTCGCGGGTATAGTACCTCCGGTATCTCAAGAGCAACTGGTAAGCGAGATAGGGTTAATTATTACACTCGCGGCGATGGTGGGTATTGTTACCGACCCAACAACCGACGGGGTAAACGATAGCGCGGACGCGCTAGAGTACGACGAGCCAAAAAAGTAAAAATACTATTAAACTCCTAGGCCGCCTCAGGCGACTTAGGAGTAACACTTTAGAAGGAGAAAAAGATGGATATAGCTATAGGAGCTGGACATAGCTCTAACTGCCGCGGAGCTATCGGTAACGGGTACGACGAACACGACGAGGCGGTAAGATGCGTAAGTTATTTTATTAAACTTTGTAAAGCCCACGGTATAACGGCGTACGATTGTCACGACGACAGCTACGGGGTTAATACGAACCTAGAGAAGCAGGTAGCGCTTGCTAACGCGCACGACGTGGACCTCGCTATCCAGTGGCACTTTAACAGTGTCGTAGACCCTACCTCTACGGGGACTGAGGTCTTTTACTACAAAGGAAGCGCGGCCGGTAAAAGCACCGCGGCAGCTGTATCTAAAAAGATATCTGGTATTCTTAAGCTCGCGGATAGGGGAGAAAAGAGCAACGCGCTATACTGGACAAGCAACACGGACGCGACCGCTATCCTTATAGAGACTTGCTTTATATCTAACCCTAACGATATGAAAAGCTACGAGAACAACTTTACTAAGTTAATCGAAGGAGTATTCGAGACTATAACCGGTATAGCTATAACTCCTACCGTGTCCGCCTCTACGCTCCTATCCGCCGCTAAGAGTGTCCACATGGCGCCTTACGATAAGGGTACTAACCGCAATAAGTGGGAAAAGATAGGAGGAAAATTTAAGAACGTAGCTACTCATACTTACTTAGATATAAAGGGGAATAACGCGGTCTCCGGTTCTCCGGTTAGGGTGTCCACGGAAACGGTAGACTGGGAATACACCGAAGGAAACGGAAAAGATATAGATAAGTATATAAACCTTAGTCCGGTAGGCTCCGGCGTAAGTCTTACACGTCTTACCAATAACGACGGCTCCGGCGTGAAGTTACTCGAGACGTCCAGCTCGTTGCTCCAAAAGTTTACGGCGGTCTGGACCGGAGACGGGGAAAAGTACTATCTGATAGGGACGGGTACCATGTTCTTATTGACTGTGGACAAAGAATAGGCCTATAATAGATAGACGACGGCTCTCCTAGGCCTAAAGGCCCGGGGGAGCTTTTCTTATCACTTGCCGGAGAAAAACGACCCTGCACGGAGCCGCCTAAGAGGTTTTATTGTAAGTAGCGATAAAACACTAGCGCATATAAGCGTCGGGCCTATATAGGACCTTGTAGGGCCTCACAGGCGATAATTGCGTCTACTTGCTACAGTGTCAATTATATACTACCAATAAAGACAAGTAGAGACAACGTGTAGCAAGTATCCGCTATTGCAAAAGTCCGGAGGAGTGGTATTATTCTAAAAGTAAGTAAAAGACGAAAGAGAGGATTAAGATGTTTGTAGAGAAAAGACAAGGAGCTCTAGAGGTGTACCGTCCGGAGAAGGTCCAGGCGTGTATAGAGACGAGCTTTAGGGAAACCGGTACGGATATCGAACTGGACAAGCTCGCGGCTATTACTACCGACGTTACTATAAAGGTATATAGAAAAACTAAGGACGGCGCACATGTCCCGGTCGAAAAGATACAAGAATTTGTAGAAGAAACGCTGATGGATAAGGGCTATTATAAAGTGGCTAAGGCTTATATAGCTTACAGCCTCTCTAGGGCCCGAGTAAGGTCCGAAAAGGAAGATAAGGGTAAACTACTCTCCGACGCGTTCATCTCTAAGTACAAGCACCTAGAGAGCCCCATGGAACAATTAGGGAATTTCGTTTACTACCGAACTTATTCCAGGTGGATAGAGGAGGAGGGACGCCGGGAATATTGGTACGAGACCGTACGACGCGCGGTAGAATACAACTGCAGCCTTGCGGAGACAAGCGTAGAAGAGGCGGAACTACTATACGATAATATCTTTAATCTACGCCAGTTCCTTAGTGGCCGCACTTTTTGGGTAGGCGGTACGGACGTAGCTAAGCAACATCCCATGTCTAACTTTAACTGCGCTTTCGAGGTGATAGATGAGTTCGAGTCGTTCGCGGACCTCTTTTATTGTTTAATGATAGGGAGCGGCGTCGGTATTAGAATACTCCCTGAGGACGTGGACAAACTTCCTAAGATACGAACGGACTTTACTCTTATTAACAAGTTCTTTACTCCGGTAGACAAGACCGCAAGAGTGGACAATACCTCTTTAGTCTTTGACACTAACGACGTTCTTAGGATAAAGGTAGGAGACTCCAAAGAGGGATGGGTCCAGGCGCTTGCGGCGTATCTTAAG